TGTGTTGTCTAGGAAGTTCTGCTTCAGCTCTTTGCCGTGTGCAGCTCCCTTGCCTGCAATGCTGCCTATCTTCTCATCACCTGCACCGTACAGGAATGCGTAGATGAATGTCTTAGCCTGAGAACGTGTCTCCAGACCCGCTGCCTGCTGATTAGCAGTATGTATGTCACCTTCTAGTATTGTCAAGGTGTAGTCATCGTCTTGCATATAGTGGGCTAGCATACGCAGCTCCAAGCCTGACGCATCAATACCGACTAGCTTGTTGCCTTCGTCCACTGTCCAACACTCTCGACACTCACCACCTAACCTAGCCTTTAAAGCCTGTACAGTAGACATACCCTCTGTCACAGACTGTGTAGCAGGTATCTGAGCCATGTTAGGGGCAATGTGAGACATCCTACCAGTGACAGCACCGCTGCTTACAACCCTGCCTCTAACCCTGCCATCGTCCTGCACAGCCTCAAGCCAAGAACTAACCTGCGCTGCTCGTTTCTGTACCAATAGATACTCACCAACAAGCTGTGCTAGCGGGTGTTCTATGTCTTCTAGTATTGTCTCGTCTACTTTAAAGCCGCCGCCGTCAGTCTTCTTGGTGAACTTAACGCCAACAGACTGTAGACGCTTAACTATCTGTGGTCTGCTGCCTACGTTAAACACCTCAACCTTATCTTTAAGCTGCTTTCCTGTCTTCTCAGACCAACGCTCAGACACTATTGGCGGGAACACAGCCTGTAACTCATGCTCAATCTCACGCATACGGAACGTCAACGAGCTGTACAGCGTGTTAGCCTTGCCTAAGTCTAGCTTAAAGCCATTCTGACGTTGCAGCACCAACTCCTTAGTCACAGCGTGTTCTAAGTCTCTACTCTCTTGGGTGAATCCGTCCTTGGTCAGTAGCTTGTCTAGCCGCTGATACGTCTTAGTAGTGACACGAACGTCTTGCCTACAGTAAGTAACCATTTCGTCACACAAGCCGCCATCGAAGTCTGTAAAGTCTCCTTTAGGAAACCCTAACCTACCACCCCAAGCAGACAGCGAGTGTCCTCCTTGCATTGCAGGACTGTACAGGCAGGATAGTACGTAGGTGTCTATTTGCTCCTTACCTGTAAAGTCCAACCCCCACACACGCTCAAGCACTGGTATGTCAAACCCGATGCCGTTGTGTGTCACTATTTGTGAATGTTTACTAATCAACGCCTGTAACGTCTCAGGTGAGGTGTGGTCTGTCAGCTCGCCAGTGTCAACATCCTCGGCACAGGCAAGCCAGATAGTGTCGTGCTTTAGGTTTGTCTCGATGTCAACGGTTAACAACTTAGCCTCCCTCCTATTGTAGGACAATTAAGAAATATCAACGTCTAAGTCAATATCGTTAACAGTTTTGAGGTCTATGCGTTCTGTCAGGTCAAAGACTCCGTTAGAGCTACGAATACACTCTAAGCACTCACTAACATACTCGAAGGTGTTAACGTCCCTCAGCGTAGCCTCATAGTCTGTCAGTGTTGTATCACAAGCTAAGCATTTCATCAGTCATCTCCCTTAAGGCGTATAAGAACTTTTTCAATTGTTTGCAGCTCATCAAGCTGATTGCTTAAAAAAGCAGGAACCCAAGGCAGCCTCTCTTCTGTGTTTTCTAGCTGCCGTATTATATCGTGCATTGCTACAGTCATGACCCTTAGCACTATATTTATCTGGTCTTTGCTTAGTTCTATTTTCTCTTTAGTCATTAGTCAAACTCCTTATCAGTTATGCGCCATAGGCTATTAAGTTTGTTGTGTAACGTAGCTAACTCATCTTCCGCTTGTGGAGTGTTTTTGTGTATTTCTTCCTTGATGAGGTTAGTTATTTTGACAGCAGAGCTAGCCAACGTGTAGATGTCTCCTGCGTTATTTGACTGTAAAAGCGCCTGTGCAATCATGAATACTTGGTGTTCATACTCTTTTGATGGTGTCATTGTCTTTGCTCCTTAAGTTAGATGCGTCTTATATGACGCTTTGTACAGTATATGACACATAAAACACTTTAATGCGCCATATATGTTTCATTTCTACACTATAGTGCGCGTTCATCAAATACTGTCTCAGTCATTCTACCAGTGTCCTTGTCATAGTACAGCTCAGCACACCTGCCTGTTTCACCACTGAACCGATTCTTCAGTACACGCACAGTCGTGGTGTTTCTAGTCATGTGGTCTTCGGCCTGTCCGTCACGCTCCAAACCTAACACTATGTCGCTAAGCTGTGCTATCGATGCACTACCGCGCAGCTGTGACAGGGACGTTGCAGCGCCTTCCTCGTGGCCTTTGTTCTCAGGTCTCTTAAGATGACTGACAACGAACAACGCTATACCTGTCTCCTGTACAAGCATACGCAGCTTAGTCATTATCTCGTCTAACGCTTTGCGCTCGTCTAGGTTTGCCTGTGCCGATACAACAATGGACACGTGGTCGAGGAACACGTAACGACAGTCTAGCGCTTTAGCCATGTAACGTACACGACCGACAATGTTATCGACATCAGTAGAGCCAAAGTGGTCTAGCATATAGAGCCGCTCATTAGCTAACGTAGCATCGAAGGCGCGTCTACGCTCTTCCTCTGTACTGGTCGTTGTAGGCAAGTGCAAAGGCTTCTCAGCCGCTAGAGACATCAACGACAAGCCTGTCTTCCTAATACTTTCTTCTAAGAACAGCAAACCAATGTTATCTCGACTCTCGCGCAGGGTAGACCAGACAACTTCACGTAGGAATTGAGACTTACCCAACCCACTGCCTGCCGTTACAGTCACTAATTCACCTGTGCGGATGCCGTAAGTGATTGCGTTAATGCCGTCAAAGGGGTACTGCACCTCAGCCTTGGCTAGAGGGGTGTTAACATCGTCCCACAGGGTAGCGCCGTTGACGATGCCGTCAGGTACGTATGCTTCAGCGTCCCAGAAGGCTTGATTGAACAGCTGAACGTCATTAACTAACAGGTAGTCGCAAGCGTCTTTGTGATCCTTCTTGTGCTTCACAATCTTAGCTTTACCGCCGAACAACTGCCCCACCTCATCAGCTGCCTTAACACCCACCTCGTCAGCATCGAAGCAGATAACAATAGTCTCGAAGCTGTCTAGCCATTCGTAGGAGGCTTTGCAATCACGAAGCGCACCGCTGCCACCGTTTCTAATACTTACTACAGGGTACTTGCTCCCCATCATCTGAAACGCTGCTAGCGCGTCAAACTCGCCCTCAGTAATGGTAACGTACTTGCCACCCTTACCGAACACCTGCTGACCGAACAAACCACCTCTAGACCAATCGCCTACAGTTTGGAAACGCTTATCAGGATACCGCACCTTTGCAGCAATGGGCGTCACTGGCTCGTCACTGGCAAAATAAGGGTATACAACCTGCCCACTATCAACAACAACCCCATAGCTCTTCATCGTAGCAGCGCTTATGCCTCTCTCAGGGACGCCTACGAAGTTTTGTCGAGTAAGTAGGCTAAGGGTATCAGTAAACGGCTTAGAGGGCTTAGAAGGGCTTACAGGGGCTTCTACGCGCCTTTGCTGATTGCTTTCGCTTGGCGGTGTGTACTTGTGACAGCTGAAGCAATAAGTACTCAGGTCTTCATTCAAGCACAAGGCGTCACTGCTGCCGCAGTCAGGGCAGGGCAGGTGCGTTTCGATTGATTTACTCATAATAAGTCGTCTCCACTAGTTGTATGGCTATAAAGGGTAATAGTAACTCAAACCCGCCGACACTGATATGCATCAGCTGTTTATTATCGTCCTCGACTGTGTAATAAGCCTTAGCAGGGGCTGACAAGTCAAACCCGAACCCATTGCGCCACGCTATAAGCAAATCCCACTCATTCCCGACCATCTCTTTGTCACTCATTGTCACAACCCTCGCTATACGATATTAAAAATCCGTGATATGCTCCGATAACCTGCCGCGCCTGTGCAGTTACCCATAATTGACAGGGCAGAACATTACAGGCAGTAGAGCAATTATTAATATTCATTTACAAACCTCTCCCAATCATCGTAGATCTCATCACGAGTTATTTCGTAAACGTAAGTTAGAGCCAAACCAGTAACAAGCCTGCCGAGTAGTTCGTAGTCTTCCTCGACCAGTGCAGAAGCTATTGCAGTCTCTAGTTTGCTCGCTGCTGTCTCGTCCTTAGGTAAGGCATCAGGGCCGATAGCTTCCCAAAGCAAACCAGTATTATTTAACAGCCTGTGTCGGCTCTCTTGCAGGGTAGCATTCTCTAGCGCACCTACCTCATCATCGGTAAAGACTACGCTGTCGGGTGGTTCTATCCAATCATTAATCATGGTTTATAACTCCTATTATTTCCAATACTGTGGCGTTACAGTCTAAGGCATTACAGGCTATAACGCCATACTTATCTCCGCAGCTGATAATCGCTTGCTTGGTCTGTGTCACTTGGGCTAGCCATTGCGCTTCATCTAACGCCCACTCGAAACAATCAAACAAGCTCATATTGTCGCTCCCTTGCTATCCTATACAGGCTCTCACCATACGCGCCCAAGTCCTTTATTAGTGACTGAATAGTCATACTCTCTAGCGGCGTTGGGTTCTTAATCTTTAGCAGTCTAGCTAGGTATCTCGCCTGTGCCACGTTGAAGCTCATATGGTCACCTCTGGCGCTTTAATCTCGAATGTGTACCCCAATGCCTTAGCCTTGGCGATCTGCTCACGTGTGAACGTTTTAGAGCCTAGTAGCGCAGCCAGTGCCATAGCCGTGTCGTTCTCAGGGTAAATTCGATCCTGTCCATATATGCTTCTAATCGTTACTGTTGCGTGTGTGTTCATTACTTATTACTCCTAATTTCTATTATCAAACCTTTCTGTTCTGCCCATACTCTACCGTCAGCAAGGCGCAAATATTTAAACATTCTAGACTTACCCACTTCAATTGGTGTGTTCAGTGGTAGGTCTAATGTGCGTTGAATATAACAGGCTAGCACTTCATGCACAACGTAAACGCGCATATCGTCAGGATAGGCTAGCTCGCCCAGGATAGCAGGTGAGAACGCTACTTTAGGCACTAGCGCTACAGGGTCAACCTTGCCCCAATCGTCCGGTTCTGGTGAGTAGTGGTTATGCTGCCACGTCAGGTCTGTTCCGTAGTTGTTATTCAACACTGATCGAACCCTCGCAGTTTATGTGTTTGTTGTAGTCAGGCCAACCAAATTCTCCGCCAGTGTCTTTATAAAGCTGTGTCATCTCACAGTACAAGTCTTCAGGGTTTGGCTCTGGCGGCATACTAGACAGCAGCTCAACACAGACAACGAATAAGAACATCAGGGAAATCGTTAGTAGTATTTTCTGGGTCATCATTTTATTAGCTCCTTAGTGTGCGTGAAAGATTAGTGAGCCGCAGTCGCTCGTAGTTGCAAGGTAGTCTTCTATAGCGTGTTCGCTGTAATCTTTATGGTACTCTTCTTCGCTCTCATACTCTATAAAATCACAGCACAGCGCTATCACGTCAAACTCTATCTCTTCGCCTGTGCTTTCTTCTGAATCTTCTAAATACTCAAACAAGGCTCGCAGACCTTGATAGCTAAAGTTGTTAGGTCGTAGGTCTTGGAATGCTTTCTGGAAGTCGTAGAAATTAATTGTCTGTTTCATGGTCGTTGCTCCTTAGTTGTTAACTATCTCAAATATTGCATTACATTCTTCGTTGTCGTAGCAGTCGCTTATCAGCTCGCTTCCGTCTGACTCGTTGCCAAAGACTAGGTAGAACCAAATACCATCAGCGACTAACTCGTCTTCGCCCGATGCTGCTAGCTCAGCCAGTAGCGCTTCGATGTCTGTGCTGTCTTCTATCTCAGCCTCTTCGCCGCCGTTCCATATACTAACAGCGTGTCCGCGATTAACAAGCTCTGTGACTAGCTTACGTGCTACCAGTGCCTCGCCGTGTGTTGCGTATTTTACTAAGCTCATAGTTGTTGCTCCTTATTTTCCGTCTAATTCGTCTTGAATTGAAGCGTGAAGTGATGCTGCGTACATATCCGACCATGCTGCCTCGGCTTTGATCAGATCCAATAAATGCACTGCTTGCTGCTCGTATGCACCGTCTAAATATGCTTTCTGAGCATCGTATATTTCTTTGCCGCAATACATGGAGGCGTTATCAGATGCTACATGCACGTACTTATCTGCTAATTCCTGACCGTATAGCTTTATAACTTCACGATCAATTAGATCTATAGTGGCATCCACTGCTTCGCGTATATCTGCTAGGCTAGAGTAGCGGTATCCGCATTCCGAATCATTATCTGAAACCGAAAGCTTTGCGTACTCAGTACCGTAACCGATGTCTAAAGCTGCTGTGTCGATCATGGTGTTGCTCCTTAATAGTCAAAGTCTATATAGACGATTGTCGTGCCTTTTAAGTATACAGCGCGGCTGATGTCTAACCAGTCTTCCAGTGCGTAACGCTTGTCGCTGTGGTCGTAGTCGCCACGAGTAAACACAGACTTAGCTTCTGGCTTGCGTTTAACGAACTCGCCACGAGGGACATCTTTAAGCATAATTGATTGCATAATGTATTAACCTATATAAGTGAATGTAGAGTTCATTGAAGCACGCGCCATAATGCCTAGTCAAACTATTTATCAACTAATTTACCTATTCCATTGCTTCCTTATATACACGTTCCTTTGAAGCTCTAATTGTGGCCTTTGACCGTTTTTCTCGCTCACGCCACGATCGCACCATAGGCAACCCAATCTTATAGGGTAACTATAACGTTGCTTAGACAGCCTCTACGGAGCTGCTAGGGCTATCTGTACAGTTGGCATAGACCTTGCTTGTCACTGGTTAGCCTATGCAATCATCATGCCAACTAACTTTCGTGTGTATAGGGACTATATCGCTATGCAACTATCATGCCACTGTTTGGTTTGTCTGGTTTGCCTTGGTAGTCTGTATAGGCTGCAACATAGACACACACACTTGTCAAGCCTAGATTGTCTATGCAACTTCTATGCCAACTATGTTGCCTCTATTGCTATGCAAGAATCATGCCAAGTCTGTCAATGCACCAATATAGAGCGGGGTTGTCAATTTAGACGGGGGTCTGTATTGTCTCTGCTGTAATTATAATGGTAGCCACCTAGACACAAAATAGGCCAATTTAAGAAAAAGGTAGTCAAATAAGTAAGAAAAGTAGCAATAACGACTTTACTGGCTATGTTATACTAAGTTGTTGTATTCATTGAGGTTGTGATGGCGGCTGCGGAGACTCTAAAATAATGATAAATCCGCACAGATGGTAATATAGACTGTACTGGCAAGAAAGATGTAAGAATGTGTAAAAAAGACTTGACTTTTACTGAAAAGTATGCTATAAATACAACCCTGTTCTGATGTACTATAGAGCCTATTGTCATAACCCTCTATCCCACTCCACTGGTTTGTCTCATTAACGCTCTATAACACTCTAATGTTGTTCCTAAAGAGGATAAAACAATGGTTATTATTTGTTTATCACTAACCAGTTGCATAGGTTTGTTATCAGCGCTCTATTTCTACATCGAGAAAGAATGTAGCTTTTTAGAGGGTTTGTTTGATGAGTGATACAGCAACTGACGTAGACAGTATTGACAACAAACCAGTTAAACGTAAAAGAGGAAGACCTAAAAAGAGTGATGTTCAATCGTTAACCAAAGGGAATAGGGGCAAAATAGGACGTCCCAAAGGCGATTCAGCTGCGATTGAAGAGTACAAAGCTCGAATGCTAGCTAGTCCAAAAAGTAGAGAGGTTATGGAGTCGATCTTTAACGCTGCGTTAGACGATGACCATAAGAACCAATCAGCAGCATGGAAATTGATTGTTGATAGGATAATGCCTTTGAGTTACTTTGAGAAAGACAAGCTCAGTGGCGGCAGAAGCGCTGTTAGCATTACAATCAACGGTATTGACACAGACAAGCCTATAGACATAAACAACGTTATTGATGGAGAGATAGAAGATGTTTAAATATTTCTCTGTTGATGAGTTTGCTTGTAAGCACACAGGCAAGAATGAGATAGACCCTGACTTTGTTAGCAAGCTAGATGTGTTGAGAGAGGTGTGTGGTTTCCCCTTTACCATCACTAGCGGCTATAGAGACGTTACACACCCTGCTGAAGCTCGTAAGAGTAAGGGTGGTGTACATACGCAGGGTATTGCTGCTGACATAGCTGTTAAAAATGGGTTAGAACGTGCAGCCATTATTAAGAACGCTATAGAGTTAGGTTTTAACGGGATTGGCGTTGCTAGAGGCTTTATACACGTTGATACACGAGAAGCACCATTAGTGGTGTGGACGTATTAATGGCAGCGCAAGAGTTAGACATAAGACTATTACCGTGGCAAGAAGAAGTCTGGAAAGACAAGTCACGATTTAAGGTAGTAGCAGCAGGTAGACGTACAGGTAAGACTAGGTTTGCAGCATCGACGCTACTGGTTAGAGCGTTAAGTCTAAAGAATGGTAAAGTTTTCTATGTAGCCCCTACACAGGGACAGGCTAGAGACGTTATCTGGGATATGCTGTTAGAGTTAGGACAGGGCGTTATTGTCAAT